TTTATATTAATTTACATAGTCCTAATTCTAAAAAATAAAGAGTGAACGGTATAGACCACCTTGTTAAGCGACACAGACATTGGATAAACATTGTCAGGAAGTTTGGCGAGTTGACCTATGCCGAAGACATAGTACAGGAAGCCTACATTAAAATCTTGGATAAAAATAAAGATATTAACGAGGCTTATTTCTATTATACATTAAGAAGCCTAACGGCTGATTTATCAAGGGTTAAAATAATAAAGGTAGAATTTACAAAAGAGATTGAATACCTAATTTCAGAATACGAAACAGAAGATTTAATTATTGAATCAACTAAACCTTATTTTGATTACATAGCAACTTGGGACTATTACGATCAGATGCTATTTTCAGTTTATTTAAAAAAAGGAATATCAATGCGCAAGATGTCACGAGAATCTGGCATATCATTTACATCAATTTATAATTCAATAAAAAATTGTAAAAACAAATTACGACAATGGGCAAAAGAAAATCACAAGGACTTGGAGATTCAATAGAAAAGTTCACAGAAGCAACAGGAATTAAAGCAGGAGTTGACAAATTAGCAGAGGCAATAGGTTTTGATTGTGGATGCGAAAAAAGAAAAGAAATATTAAACAAAATGTTTCCTTATGCAAAACCACAATGTTTAGCAATTGAAGACTACGATTATTTAACAAAATTCTTTGCAGATAATCATGAAACAATTACACCAATGATTCAAGCAGAATTGGCTGAAATTTATTCTAATGTCTTTAATATTACTTTACAACAAACATCTTGTGATTCATGCTGGAGAGATACAATAGGCAAATTACGCAAAGTGTACATGGAGCATGATAATGAAGCCTGACGAAAGAGCAAGGGTAATCTATATTAATTGTCTGTATTATACAGGCACAAAAACAATGGCTATTCAATGCGCATTGTATATTGTTCAAATGATTATTGAGCAGAAACTAAAGATTGATGACAAGATTTATTGGAAGTTAGTCAAAGAGGAAATATACTTAATAAATAAATAATTTGGATTTCAATTTTTTTCATTATGGATGAGATAAAAAAACAAAGAGGTGGTGCAAGACCAAATTCTGGTAGGCTAAAAAAAGATGAAGTAATTACATTGATTGAAACAATGGATGCAGTAAAAGTACCAGAGGCAATTTGGATTAAGTTAGCAGAACGAATTGAAGATGGAGATACTAATGCCATTAAGACTTGGCTGCAGTACAGGTATGGTATGCCAAAGCAAGTTATAGATCAAAACAATACACATACGATAAACGATTTCGACATAAAAGATATTGTGAAATTTGAGTGATAAATCTTAATGATAAATATAAGCCGTTATTTTATTCTGACTCAAGATACTATGTAATTACAGGTGGTCGTGGTTCCGGTAAATCGTATGCTTTAAACTCATTTCTTTTGCTTTTAACGTATGAAGTAGGTCATGTAATACTATTTACAAGGTACACACTTACATCTGCTCATGTGTCAATCATTCCAGAGTTTACAGACAAGATTGAAACGGCAGGATTGGAAGATCATTTTTATATTACAAAGGATGAGATTATAAATACTCAAACTAATTCAAGGATAATATTTAAGGGGATTAAAACAAGTAGCGGAACTCAAACTGCTAACCTAAAGTCATTGGCTGGTGTTACAACCTTTGTATTGGATGAAGCAGAAGAATTAGTTGATGAAGATGTATTTGATAAGATTGATTTATCAGTAAGGCATAACTCAAAGCAGAACAGAGTAATACTAATTCTAAACCCTGTAACTAAAGAGCATTTTATATACAAAAGATTCTTTGAGAATAAAGGAGTTGATGCAGGCACATCTGGAGTTAAAAAAGATACTACCTACATTCACACAACTTACAAAGACAATAAGAAATATCTTTCTGATTCATTTATATCACAAATTGAAAGCCTACAAGAAACCAATTCTAAAAAATATGAGCATACAATATTAGGTGGTTGGTTAGATAAGGCAGAAGGTGTTGTGTTTACAAATTGGAAGTTTGGGGAATTTAACCCTAACCAATTACAAACATCTTATGGGATGGACTTTGGATTTTCAATAGATCCAGATGCTTTAGCAGAGGTAGCAATTGATAAAGCAAAAAAGATAATCTATGTCAAGGAGGTAATTTATCAAAGAGGGTTAAAGACACATATCCTTGCATCGTTAATTAAAGAGAAATGCAATAACAATCTAATCATTGCAGATTCAGCAGAGCCAAGACTAATTGATGACCTGCGTTATCAAGGCATAAACATACAACCTGTAAAGAAAGGAACGATTGAATCGGGTATTGTAAGAATGCAAGACTACCAAATTATTGTAGATCCTCAATCACAAAATATTGCCAAAGAGTTTAACAACTATGTTTACTTAAATAAGGCATCTAAACTTTATCTTGATGCTTGGAATCATATTATTGATGCAATTAGGTACAACATCATTTACCATTTAGATAATCCTAATCAAGGCAACTATCATATTTATTAAGACAAAAACAAACAATTTACGTTTATACATTATGAAAGTAAAAATTTCAATCCCAACAACATTAAACGAAGTAAAATTAAGCCAATACCAGAAGTTTGTTAAGATAGCAAACGAAAATGAAGAAGGCACATTTCTAAACCAAAAGATGGTTCAGATTTTTTGCAATGTAGATTTATATGTGGTTGCCAAGATGAAGCAACAGGATTTAAATTATGCAGTAGGTAAGATTACAGAATTGTTTAAAAAGATTCCAGAGTTAGTAACAAAGTTTACTTTAAATGGTACAGAGTTTGGATTTATTCCTAATTTAAATGATATGTCTTCAGGTGAGTACATGGACTTGGATGGATATATTACTGATTGGGAAGACAGTCATAAAAGCATGGCAGTACTTTACAGACCTATTAAACAGAAATTAGGTAATAAATACTTGATTGATGAATATGAGGGAAGTGATAAGTTTGCAGAACAAATGCTTGATGCACCAATGGATGTGGTATTAAGCAGTAAGGTTTTTTTTTGGACTTTAGGTCGAGAATTATTGAAAAGTACGATGGACTTTTTGGAACAGAGCAAGCCGATGAGTTCAGCGAAAGTTCCCAATTTGGGAAAAGATGGGGTTGGTATTCAAGCATCTATGCCTTATCACAGGGCGATGTTAGAAGATTTGATGAAATTACCAGCCTACCCATTAATCAATGCTTAACTTTTTTAAGTTTTGAAAAACAGAAGAATGAATTAGAAATTAAATTGATTAAACAAAATAGATAATGAACGGATTTTATTATGTAATAGATAAGTTAAGGGATTACATTAAAGACACAGGCTTTGTGCATACGGTTAGCACAGGTGATATCTTTGAAGTTGATTTGGTTAAGCAAACTATTTATCCTTTAAGCCATATCATTGTAAACAATGCAAGTCCTAAAGAATTTGTAAGCAGTTACAATATTTCTATATTATTTATGGATCTTGTGGATATAAGCAAAGAAAATGCGACAGATGTATTTGAAGGCAATGATAATCTATTAGATGTTTTAAATGAGCAATTAGCAATAGCACAAAGATTAGTAAGTAGTTTAAAAAGGGGTGATTTGTTTAGCAATTTAGTTCAGATTGATGGTGATCCATTGTGTGAGCCATTTACAGATAGGTTTGAAAATAAGGTAGCAGGTTGGACATTGACATTTGATATTATTGTTCCTAATGACATGAGTATTTGCTAATGCAACTAAAGAACACAGAGGCTTTAATAAAACGTTATAGGGACTATGTAATTCAGCAGTCAAGGTCTAACCTATCAAAGAGCAGAAAGAACAACACAAAGGAGTTGTACAATAGTTTAAAAGGTGAAATAGTAAGCGAAAATGATTACACAATAGTTGGCTTTAAAATGGCTAACTATGGAATGTTTCAGGATCAAGGTGTTAAGGGGAAAAGTAGTTCAGCCAAAGCACCTAATAGTCCATTTAAGTTTGGATCTAAATCTGGTCCTAAAGGTGGGTTAACTAATGGGATTGAAAGATGGGTAAAACAAAAAGGAATACAATTTAGAGATAAAAAAAGTGGTAAATTTATTTCATATCAATCAACTGCTTTTATTATTACTAGAAGTATTTATCAGACAGGTTTAAGGCCAAGTTTGTTTTTTACTAAACCATTTGAAGCAGGAAAGAAAAAGTATATTGATGGCGAGATAGGACAAGCATTTGCAATGGATATAGATTATATTGTTGATTACGAATTAAAGAAAATAAAATGATAATATACGCAAGATCTCCTTACTTAATAGAGATTAATGAAGCAGCACAGGTAGGAAGTAAATTAGAGATATTTCTATGGAATACCCCTAACTCAATACCTGTAACTCCAACTACACTTTCAAAGAAGGTGGCATCTGATTCACAGAGGTCAACGGTTTATAATATATCACCTTACATAAGAGAATACATTGATAATATTGTTTCAAGTGATGGCACAAACAATCAATGGTGTAATGTTTCCATAAAACGATACAAAGAAACATCTGCAGGTGTATATACTTTAGTTGATACCACAACCTATGCTGGGGTTGATGGCTATACTAATTACAATGGTGGCTACAACCAAACAAATGCTTTAAACAATTATTGTCTATTGGCTGATAATACTAAAGAAATACAATACAATTTAGGTAGTATTCCTTATGTAAACGTATTAATTAACAACGCTGCAGGCGATAAATTAGATGTTGAATACAAAGATTTAAGTAATAACAATGTAATTACTACCCCTGTTTTTGGAACGGGAGTAAGTGCAGGCAAATATATGTATAAAGTACCTTTGACTACATCAAGTGCTAACTATAATAACGGAACAATTACTACCTTAAAATATTTTGTTGGTGGCACATTGACCTATTCATCTATATTTAATGTAACTCCTATTTGTGAGAATAAATACACACCTGTCCAATGTACATTTATTAATCGTTTTGGTGGGTGGCAGTTTCTTACATTCTTTAAGGCACAGACAAATCAGTTAACGGTTACAAGTACAATGTATAACTTGCTTCCAAGTTCATTTAACTACAATGCTTACAAAGGGCAATCAAAAGCATTTAATTTTAATGCAAGGCAAACCGTAACTTTAAACACAGGTTTTGTAC